CAACTGGTCCACGAAGCCACCAGACAGGTCGCAGGTACACAATGGCTGGAAGATGACCGCGTTGTTGCTTTGTTTTTAGAACGCTACAAGTCATGGATCAACAGCACAGAACTCAACAAAGTCAGTGGTCTCGATACATTTCCCAGTGTGAACTTTGCACAAGGTACTACAGAAAGTTTTGACAAGTTCTATCTACGTAATCATGCACGTAGATTTCGTTGCTATCGCGGAGAGTACCTGTACCACGAATTGAGTTGGAAAGCCAACAGCAACCGCTGGGCGTACATTGATGACGAACCCTTGACCAAGGGTGATGCTGTGGTTTGTAGTTTTCCCTTTGCAGATACAGGTGGACAAAAACACACTCAAGAGTTTTTGGATCGTTGTGCTGAACTGGAAATTCCTGTACTGTTTGACTGTGCGTTTTTTGGCATTTGCGCCGGACACAACTTTGACTTTGATCACCCTGCTATTACAGATGTGTGCTTTAGTCTAAGCAAACCATTCCCTGTGTATGGTATGCGTATTGGTATTAGATTCAGCAAAGATATCACAGACGGCATCAACATCTATGGTAACACACACTATGTAAACAAGTTTGGTGCCGCAGTAGGAGCACGACTGTTTGAACATCAACATCCTGACGCAATTTACTTGAACTATAGAGATCAACAAGTTGCATGGTGTCAAGAATATGGGCTAGAACCCAGTCAATGTGTGACGTTTGGTCTTGACCACAATCACAAATATGACAATCACAATCGTGGAAGCAAAGACACCAACCGTGTGTGTTTTGCCAAGTTCTTTAACAAGGGTTATCTGCCGCTATGACATGGATGCCCGGAGGCCACAACAACTGGTTTTCAGTCAGTGTTGATGGGCCACAGTTTCAAGTGCAATTTAATCGCAGGGCATCTAAATTGTACAAAAATTTTGATGATGCCGCTGACAATGCCGCCCAGTTGTTGTACAAGGAATGGGGACATCGACCACTTTATCTAGCACTCAGTGGCGGGGTTGACAGCGAGTTTGTGGCAAGGATTCTGTTAAAAAACAAAATACCGTTTACTCCAGTGATACTCAAAATTGATTCACTCAATGCAGTTGAATCTCAGTTTGCCTTGACCTGGTGTGAAAAAAACAACATTACTCCAGTGATACTAAATTATACCACACAAGATCTGAATGACAGTTTTAAACTATTTTTTCCTAAAATGCACAAGATTAAACACTATCATTCAACTGCCATGATGATCATTTACAACTATATAGAAATGCAAGATGGCCATTGCATCTATTGTGCCGGAGATATAAACTTAGACTCTGACCGCAAAGAATTTTTCCATTACCACTATGATTTTATTCCTAATATGGTAGATGCGGGCAAGCACCCTACATCTTTTTTTATGTACACTCCTGAACTGGCACTGAGTTATATCAATCAATTTGATTCCGATCGACCCGAACAACACAACAAGTTGAGATTTTATCAAGTGGAACCAAGATCTAAAATTGATTACGTTTCGTTAATTCCTCCAGAGCAAAACAAAAAAACTATGGATAGTTTATTTTATATTTTGAAAATAGAAAAACAAGAGTTTGATGCTTGCTTTTGGTACGGTGCTAAAGAACAAATCATACAAAATCTACAACCATAAATATTCTTTTACAGCGGCCTATCGGCATCGTCCCGCTTTACAAACTCCGCCGCCTATGCTATAATTTAACATAGGAGAAAACAGCATGACACCAGTAGTTTACAAATATACCTCGACCAAAGAGTACCACGACGCATTTCCATGTGCATACAGACAGTGGAGGGCAGACAGTCATTGTAACTTGATACACGGTTATTCGTTTAGTATGAAGTTTTACTTTGGCACAAACGATTTGGATGTGCGCAACTGGGCCGCCGACTATGGTGGTCTCAAAGAACTAAAGAAAACACTTGAAGATCAATTTGATCACACACTGATTGTGGCTGCCGATGATCCCCAGATGGAAACGTTCAAGTTATTACAAGAGCGGAACATGGCCAAGATTGTTGTGTTACCCAAGCTAGGCTGTGAAGGTCTTAGCGACATGCTGTACAAGTATGTGAATGGTGTTTACATTCCTGAGATGTGGGGGCCAGGTGAAGCCGCACGTTTGTGGTGCTATAGAGTGGAAGTACGTGAGACACAGGCCAACATGGCGTTCCGTGAAGGCCATCGTGAATGGAATGAGGATTTGTTTGCATAATGGAGATGTCAATGAAAGAACATGAATATGGTATTGCCATGTTGTTGGCCACTCGTGGCCGAACAGAGAGTCTGGGTCGCAGTATACGCAGTTTAGTAGAGTTGGCCGACGACATCAGTCGTGTGCAAATCATGTTTGCTTTTGACAATGATGATGACATAGGCTTCAAGTACTTTGTTGACGAACTGCAACCTTGGATGGATGAGCGTGACATAAGTTATACCGCCATGAAGTTTGAGCGCATGGGCTATGTAAACTTGCACAAGTACAACAACGCCATGGCGGCGCAAACTGACAGCGATTGGTTGGTGATCTGGAACGACGATGCTGTGATGCAGAGTCAAGGCTGGGATACTACTATACTCAGTTATACAGGGCAATTTAAGTTGTTGAGTTTCTGTACTCATCGCATGCATCCTTATTCAATCTTTCCCATAGTACCTCGAACATGGTATGACTTGCTGGGCTATATCAGCCCTCACCCCACACAAGATGGCTGGGTAAGTCAGCAGGCCTACATGCTGGATATCTATCAGCGAATCACTGTGGATGTGTTGCATGATCGATTTGACTTGACTGGCAACAACAATGATGACATCTATGCCAATCGACCCATGCTAGAAGGTAAACCTGATGATCCCAGGGACTTTCACAGCAAACAGATGATAGATTTACGGCATTTGGATTGTGCTAAACTGGCCACGTACATGCGTAGACAAGGCGTCAGCACTGAATTTTTTGAGAATATTTTTAAAGGTACTCAAGATCCCTGGCAAAGACTAGCAGAAAATGACATCAACAGCCAAATGGTACAGTTTGCGAATCCACACACGCTCAAGGCGTAAATACAATATGAAACATACCATTGCCTTTGTGCAACCCAATTTTCAGCAAGGGCCCAAAGAATTCAACGCCTATTACCTGCCGTACTCCGCAGGTGTAGTATGGAGTTATAGCCTAGCTGACCCAGCTATAAGTGAACGTTTTGAAGCCACTGACTGGATCTGGCGCCGTGATGCGCTGGAGCCAACAGCACAAAGACTAGCACTCAATAGTATTGTGACTTTCAGTACCTATGTGTGGAATCACCGCTACAACTACGAGTTGGCTCGTCGCATCAAAGAAATCAATCCCACGGTATTGACTGTGTTTGGTGGACCAGAACCTGCGATAACTGATCCAGATCTGTTTCGCAAAGAACCTTTTATGGACCTGGTGATCTGCTACGAAGGTGAAATCACATTCAAGCGGGTGTTGGAACATTTTGAAACAGGTGACTGGGAATCAGTTCCGGGACTACTAATCAATCGCAATGGCGAGGCGGTGAAAACACAAGACGCTGAACGTATTGAAAGTCTTGAGCAAGTGGCCAGTCCTTACCTGTCGGGCATATTTGATAAAATGATGGCAGACCATCCCGAAGTGACCTGGCAAGGCACACTAGAAACCAATCGTGGTTGTCCGTTCGCTTGTACTTTTTGTGACTGGGGTAGCCTGACCTACAACAAGGTCAAGCAGTTTGAACTCACTCGAGTGTTTCACGAACTTGAATGGATGGCACAACGCAACTTTGATTGGATCTCAATCACTGATGCCAACTTTGGCATGTTTCCTGAACGTGATGGCATGATCGCTGACAAGATCATTGAGATGCAAGAAAAGTATGGATCACCGCGCACCTTCTCTGTGGCCTGGGCCAAGAACCAAAAGAAGGAAGTGATCGACATTGTGAAGAAACTGCTGGATGCTCGAGGCTTCAATCAGGGTCTCACACTCAGTGTACAGAGTCTTGACTTGGATGTGTTGGAAAACATTCGTCGCAAGAACATGGAGATGAACAAACTTAACGAAGTGTTTGAACTGTGCGATCAACGCAACATTCCGGCCTATACTGAACTGATCCTTGGCTTGCCTGGCGAAACCTTAGAGACATGGAAGAAAAACTTCTATGCCTTGTATGATCTAAATCAACACACAGGTATCACTGTGTTCCAAGCACAGTTGTTGGAAAATGCTGAAATGAACTTGCTACAGAAAAAACTGTTCAAGATTACCAGCCAGCCTGTAACTGATTATTTTGCTGGTTCATACAGTGTTGAACACATTGAAGAAAGCATTGACGTTATCACAGGCACCAAAGACATGCCAACACCTGTAATGCTCGATGCACAGATCTTCTCGTGGTTCCAGACCACGTTTCACATCAATGGCTTTGCTACTATTGTGGCCAGATTTATCAACAAGTACCTAGGCATCAGTTACCACGACTACTACGAAGATCTGTTTGAATATGCTATGACTCATGACTGGATCAAAAAGGAAGCAGACGAAGCAAGAACATATTTTTCTAACTGGATGAACACTGGCAAAATTAACCATCCCAAGATTGGTGTAGAGATTCATGGTTGGAACATTATACATCGTACCTCAATGAATATGCACCAAGAAGACCGCGTAGATGACTTGTATGATTTCTTGGAAACTTTCTTAGAACGTTATATGTTGCCAACAGACCTCCTGGCCAGCCTCATGCGTCTCCAACGCAGTTACTACATCAAGTATGATGACAGAAATGCCTATCCCATGAATTTGACTCTGGACTATAACATTTGGGAATACTTGAGTTTCAATCGACCATTGGTCAATGAAACTACAGTTTATCGTTTGGATTTTCCTGAAGACAAGACCATGAGTCTCAATAGATTTTTAGAGTTGTTTTATTTTGCTCGTCGTCGCAACTTTGGCAAAGCCACAGTTGATCTGGTGGGCGCGGTTGACAGCAAGGCAACTCAGCGCGGTAAGGGTGCTGCCAAGGCACAAGGCTCGTTCTCTGTAAAACAACTAGCGGCATAATGCGCCGACTGTTTACATTTGGCTGTAGTTTTACAAACTACCGCTGGAGTACCTGGGCCGATTGCCTTGCCCCAGAATTTGATTATTTCGAAAACTGGGCGCAAAGTGGCGCAGGCAATGAGTTTATATTCAATAGTGTAATGGAGGCGGATCAGCGTAATAAGTTTGCCTCTGATGATACAGTGATTGTATGTTGGACTACTGCTACTCGTGAAGATAGATATGTTGACGGACGTTGGCACACACTGGGCAACATGTTTACCTGTCCAATTTATAACAAAGACTATCTTGAGACTCATGTAGACGAACGCGGATTGCTAATAAAAACGTTGGCCTATATCAAAGCGGTAAAAACATTACTAGAAAATCAAAAAACACAGTGGAGATTTTTATCCATGGATACTGTTGATTCTCTAAATATCTATCAAGATGTTGTGGATTCTATCTTGCCCAGTTACAAGGCTGTACTGTTTCCTAACAGTTGGCCAGACAGAAACGGTGATCCGCATCCTAGCCCTGCTGAGCATTTGGCCTATTTGGATGCAGTATTGCCGGGTTGGGTGACAAAACAATCTACTCGTGTTATAATGCGTGAAGAGAGTATCAATCTAAATAAAGATCCCCGCAAGTCGGGAATGACAAAGGTAACAAGACTATGAAATTTAAAGTATCAGAACTATTTTATTCAGCACAAGGTGAAGGACGTTACGTGGGCGTACCAAGTATTTTCTTGCGTATGTTTGGCTGTAACTTTACCTGCTCGGGGTTTGGATGCAAGCCTGGTGAGAAGAGCCCCGAAGCAGACGAGGTGGCAAAGAGTGTACACTTGTACAAAACGTTTGAAGAGCTTCCGCTTGTTAGCACTGGATGTGACAGCTATGCGTCATGGCATCCAGACTTCAAACACCTAAGCCCAACATACACAGCACAAGAACTTGTGGACAAGATGGCCGCGCTATTGCCGCATGGCAACTGGCAACAGCCAAACGGTAACCCAGTACACTTGGTTATCACAGGCGGTGAGCCGTTGTTGGGTTGGCAACGTGCTTATCCAGAACTGTTGGACTTGTTACACGAGCGTGGTCTGCGTCACATTACATTTGAGACCAATGGTACTCAAGAACTACAACGTGATTTCAAAACATATCTCAACAACTGGTTTGGTGAGATTGTGTTCTCCGTAAGTCCCAAACTCACTTTAAGTGGAGAGAAGTACGAAGATGCTATCAAGCCCGACGTTGTGTGGGACTACGAAACACATGGTATCACCTATCTGAAGTTTGTTGTGGGTCACATTGATGACTTTGCAGAACTTGATGTAGTGGTAGATGACTATCGCAATCGCGGCTTTGGTGGACCAGTATTTGTCATGCCACTAGGCGGCGTTGTCAGTGTTTATGACGGCACACGCATTCATGTAGCAGACGAAGCACTCAAGCGTGGCTATTGGTATACTCCAAGGTTACACGTTGACCTTTGGGGCAATGGATGGGGAAAATAAATGTTTGATTGGTTCAAGAAAAAACCAGAAGCGGTAGCACCTGCGCCCCGTGAGCCAAAGGTCAAGGCACCGGTCAAGACTGAAAAAGAGATTGCCACAGAAAAGAACGAACCATATGTGGCAATGGTACGTATGGACATTGATCCTAACAATCTGCACCAAGGTGCGTTTGAACTAGATTGGAATGAAATCTTTGTGGCACGCCTGGTCAAGGCCGGCTACATGATGAAACCTGATGATGTGGACGCTGACATTGTGGATCGTTGGTTCCAAAATGTGTGTAGACATGTGGTGATGGAAACCTGGGAACAAGAACAGGCCATAATCAAAGGGGTTGGGCAGTATGTCAACACTAGAGACATCGGCGGCGGAAGAACCGAAGTGTCATGATATTCAATCACATCAAACAACTCAAACAAGACGGGAAGAAAATTGGTATCACTTTTTCAACCTTTGACATGCTACACGCGGGCCACATTGCTATGCTGAGTGAAGCCAAGAATCACTGTGACTACCTGATATGCGGGTTGCAAACAGACCCGACTATCGATAGACCTGAAACTAAAAATCGCCCTATACAAAGTATTGTTGAGCGACAGATACAGCTGGCCGCATGCCGTTACGTCGATGAAGTTGTTGTGTACCAAACCGAACAAGATCTTGTTGACTTGTTGTTGATCCTGCCAGTTGATGTTCGTGTGCTGGGTGTGGAATATCAACACAAAAACTTCTCTGGCTATGAGGAATGTGGCATGCGCGGCATTGAATTAGTGTTCAATGGTAGAGATCATTCATTCTCCAGCTCAAGTCTACGCAAACGTGTGGTTGCCGCAGAGACTGAAAAAGTACTGCTACAAAAATGATATTATATGTGAATGGTTGCAGTCACTCTGCAGCCGACGAAGCCGCTGTGAATTTTAGTTGGGCCTGCGATGATCCTGATCTGTGGCAAGCAGGTACTGAAGCTCATCCAGCCAATCTGGCAGTGAGTTATGGTAAACATATTGCCGATGCACTGGGTGCCAAGTTGATCTGTCAAGCCAGTTCAGGTGGCAGTAATCCACGAGTACTACGTACCACCAAAGAATGGATTGCTGAAAATCCTGATCTGTTGGCAGATACTTTGATGATTTTGCAATGGACCACTTGGGAAAGAGAAGAATGGTTCTATCAAGACAAGTGGTATCAGGTCAATGCAAGTGGTATTGATCATGTGCCCAATGCCTTGCAAGATCGTTACAAACAGTATGTGATCAATGTGAACTGGGAGGAAAAAACGACCCAGGCACACAAAGACATCTGGGACATGCACTGTTACCTTAAAGATTTGGGAATCCGTCACCTGATGTTTAGTGGACACAGCACATTTAGTCATATCAAAAACCATGATCAACAAGATTGGGGTGTGGAATACATGCATCCATATGTTTGGGAAGAATCCTACCATAATTGGCTGATCAACAACGGTGGCTCATATGCAAACCCCGATTCTGATCCCAAAAGTTACCATTTTGATGCCAAAAGCCATAGACTTTGGGCTGAACATGTGTTACAATACATGCTCAACAACCAAATTGTGAGCGCAGATGAAATACCTACTGATTGATACAGCCAACATGTTTTTCCGTGCCCGGCACTCAGCACACCGTGCCAGTGACACATGGACCAAACTAGGCTTTGCCCTGCATGTTACAATAATGGCCGCTAACAAAGTGGCCCGGCGTTTCCAAGCAGACCATGTGGTTTTCGCACTAGAAGGGCGCTCGTGGCGCAAAGACTTCTACGAGCCCTACAAGAAAAACCGTGCTGTGGCACGTGGGGCAATGACTGAAACAGAAGCAGAAGAAGACCGACTGTTTTGGGAAACGTACGACGAGCTGACTAAATACTTGTCTACAAAAACAAATTGTAGCGTTATCCGTTGTGCTACTGCTGAAGCAGATGATATCATAGCACGTTGGATTGCACTACACCCCCAAGATGAACACACAATTGTAAGCTCAGACACTGACTTTGTGCAGTTGCTGGCCGCCAACGTCACGCAATACAATGGTATCTCAGATGAACTTTTAACCTTGGAGGGCATATTCGATGCTAAAGGTAACCGTGTCAATGATAAGAAAACTAAACAGCCAAAAACGATCCCGGATCCAGCCTGGCTGTTATTTGAGAAGTGCATGCGTGGCGACACCTCAGACAACGTATTCAGTGCGTATCCTGGAGTACGTGAGAAAGGCACAAAGAATAAAGTTGGTCTCCGTGAGGCCTTTGGAGACAGAGACAAGCGCGGATACAATTGGAACAACCTGATGCTGCAGCGTTGGACCGACCACAACGGACAAGAGCATCGTGTGCTAGATGATTACGAACGTAACTGTACCTTGATTGACCTCACCGCTCAACCTGCAGATGTCAAAGCCACTGTGGATGGTTGCATCCGTGAACAGATTAGTCATAAAGACGTTGGCCAGGTTGGAGTTCACTTCATGCGGTTTTGTGGCAAGTACGAGTTGACCAAACTCAGCGACAGTGCAGATCAAGTCAGTCGTTGGCTCAACGAAACATACAAAGGAGTATTGGATGATATTAGCTAAACCTGTAGTAGAGAATCAGTATTGGATACTCAAGAAGAATAATCGCAAGATTGGCGAACTTGAAGTGACTGAGAACGGTAACTGTATCATAAAAATTCACGACAATGTTGTGAGTTACAAAACAGTCAAAATGGCGCGAGAGGCTGTGAACATTGAATTCGAGCTACCAGAAAAAGCCACACCTGTGCCAGAAAACATAGTGTATGGGCATGATGTGGAAGGCACGGTATACAATCCTCTTTGGGATGTCAAACGTCGATTGCCTTTGTTCACTAGAGACACAAAATCCAAGAGTTGGTTTGCAGCTGGCTGGTATCGAGTACGTCAGCATCGCAAGTGGAAAATTGTTCAGCACCCTAAACTCATCTCCTTGGAGCGTTATGAGTATCAAGGTCCGTTTATTAGCAAAGAAGAAGCAAATGTCAAATCCGTTTAGAGATCAAGAAAAATTCATGCGAGCCTGCGATCAGTCAGTGGGCGAGTTCAATGAGGCACAATACCAATTGTATTGCAATCTCATCAGTGAAGAATTCAATGAATTGATAGCAAGTAAAACCAAAGTGGATGACCTAGATGCCCTAATTGACATCTTGGTTGTGACCATTGGTGCTATCCATAGCCTCGGTGCTGATGCCGAAGGCGCATGGAAAGAAGTCATGCGTACCAACTTTGCCAAGATCGATCGAGAAACTGGCAAGGTTCGCAAGCGTGAAGATGGCAAGGTATTGAAGCCTGTGGGTTGGACACCGCCTGAACTAGAACAGTTTGTGAAATGAATGAGTTTGTTACCCGCATAAACTTACCTCAACTGCCAGCATGGTTTCTTGAATCAAGCAAAAAAATTGCGTTAAATCTTGATTTGTCGTCCCCAAGTGGCTACGATGATACTATTACAAATCGAGTTCGGCCTGCAGAAACTGCAATTATAAATGGTAAAACTATTTGTTATGGTGAATTTTATCATCAACAGTTGACCCCGATGCATCATCAATGGTTTGCCAAACATGTCAGTAAAGATATACCTTGCCCACAAGTTACAATAACCACCAAAGGCGATCTATGGCCACATCAGGATTATCAGTCTGAATGGTCTTTGAATTATGTTATAGATGCCGGCGGCAATGATGTTGAAACGTATTGGTCACAAGAGCGTGGTCAGGAAATACGTCCTGGGTGGAAACCGCTGTCGTACTGGCGTTATCATCAGGCACTAGACGAAATTCATGTAGAGAAACTGCCAGTGGGGCAATGGTTGTTGTTTCCAGTAGACATTGTACACGGAACAAAAAATCAAACTAGTGATCGAATCGCACTGTCTGTAAAACTAACTGCCAAGCAGGCCACATTGTTAAAGAAAGACCATGCACTATGAGCCTACATATCAATCGCTTTGTTGATGCTATCAAGGCTGCAGAAAGTCGCGGTCAACGTGATCTCACAATATCATTGCGTGATGCCAAAGACTTACACGGGGATATTACCAAACTTTTGCTGACATTGGAAGGTATGCGTAATCTAAAGCCCACAGCCAAAGAAGAAGCAGTTACGGTAGAATTGAGTGGTGGCAGTTTCAAAACCACGTAGTTTTTGTGATAAATAAACTACGGAGATAATGATGT